CATTGTAAAGTGACCTAGCTCCGTGCAGTCTCTTGGCATTTATATTAGCCCATCAAATTGGATTTGGAGACTCAATGTGGCCACCCCATTATTACTCTACATAGCGGATATGAATATCTCACGCGGATGCCACTCCCCGTGAGACACTCCAATACTCATAGCATCGTAGTATTCCTCTAAGCAAACTTGTTCGTCAGGCGTAACGCCAAAAGCAAAATAGAAGGACGCCCGTGCGTCTGGGCTAATCTCAGTCTCCTTCCTCTTGCCTTGAAGCCCCACCTCCCTCATATACCAGGGTAACAATTCATTTGTGTTCATACCAACAAGTTTGTGTTTCCAATTCCTACGAAGAACTTGCCCTGATCGCTTATACATTCTGTAAAATGACTGGAAAATAGGCAACCCTCCAGCCAACGCCATACCCCCTGTTCCCACAGCATCCATCCACTGTCTAAAGAATCCATCACCAACACTGTTGGGATTTTTCAAAAGCACAGAATCTTTAGCAATGGCTGTCCAAGGATTGCGACACATCACCCACGTGTTTCCATCAAAAATCGGTTTTGTTTGACAGAACTCCACGTGTTCAAAAACATAAGAGGGTTTTTCAACTACCATATTGAAACCCATTTCACGGAACCAGCTATTGAGCTTAGATTGGAATCTGGTTAAGTCCTTTTTCTCCATGAACACGACGCAATCATCTCCGTTGTTCGCAAGTTGCGCATTAACGCCCACATGATTCAAGTATCCCTTGATCATCAAACACATCAATATGCAATTACCCAACGAAGTGTTCATGTCTCCACTCATCCTAGTACCATCAACCTTATATTTTATAGAACCGTCTGGCGTATATCCAGAACAACGGTTGACTAGTTGATATCTGAGCAGATGACTTAACTTTTCCTGATCTCTCTTAAACGCAAACCACTTTGGATAAACAGTATGTTCAAACTCTAGTGCTTGCCTAGACACATGCTGGTCGAAGCGAGAGGCATCAAGTCCAACAGCCACGGGGTTATTAAACATCTCCCATTTCTCCCTCAACAGGGCAGCCGTTTGCTCGCTTGTAACGCCTTTCATTACCGTCTTATGTCCGAAAAGTTCCCCCAGCTTGTCGAAGATAGGCTCCTCTATCTTCCGCAAATATCGAGCTATTCTGAGATTAAATTGGGGTGACCTTGGTGATATGACCCGCGGAACGGGGTCCGATTTTGACGTACGATCAGTCTTTTCATACTTCACAAAGACACTGACAGCTGACTCCTTTGCTAAGTTAGAGCGTGTCGACTCTATCTGTTGCAAAGCCGTT